TGTCCTTTTGGTGTGTAACCTCTTGCATCATAATGCTCATAATTACCACCTGACCATTTCAAATCCCAACCATCAATATTATAAATACCAACTATTGCTTTTTCTAATTTATGTATTTCATCTATTTTAAACACTCACTCACCTCTTTAATCCATTGATTAATTCTTTTTGCATTACAACTACAAAAGTTAGGTTCGTGATATTTGTGTTTTTTATACTTCGCGTGTAGCTTACACATTATTTGAAAGTCATCGTAATCTAAATTGTTGCCTATTCTTTGCTTAACATCATCCCATAGTTTTTTATCTATCCAAAAACCTAAAGCTTTATCTTGTTCCATTTTTTTCTTCTTTTATCACAGTTACAATCAGGGTAAATTTTTTTCCATATATACCTGATGCCTGTGTATTTTGTAATATAATATACTAAGTCTCCTAATCTCATAATAATTCTTTTAATTTGTTTTTAACTTTATTGTATGTTCTGTATAAACTATAATAACTGATTTTTGTTTTTTTGCTTAATTCTTTTATACTTACGCCACTTTCTATTATTCTATATATTTTTGCATCGTACCAAAACATACTATCAAGCTCTTTATTGATCTGAACATAAATTTTTTCAATGTTTATTTCTTGTGCACTTTTGGTTTGATTTTTAACATTGTCTATATTAATAACACTAACTTTCCTTTTTTTTAGCAAAAGATTAATAGCCATATGCCGAAGCATCTGATATATGTATAAATAGTTAATATCGTTTTTGTATGACAAATCTTTACCATTGTCAATGTATTTTAAAGTTCTTATATACATTTCTTGTACTAAATCCTCTGCATAATCATCTGCACCGAAAGATTTAGCTATACGTATCCAGTCGTTGTGTCGGTTTGTTAAATGGTATTTTTGTTTAGAAGGGTGCATTGATCTGTTCAACCAATGCTAAATTTAGTATTTTTTTTCCATTTAGTTCAAACCCTACGTTATTTTTAATTGATTTTAATATTATGGGGTTGTCGATAGGAGTTGGTCTGCCACCTGTGTCGTTGTCTTTTACTTTTCTAATATGTACGTGATTGTTCATCCATTCAGTTGGGTGTTGAGTGTATCTATGCACTACAATAAAATCATCTGCCCTGTTTACAAACTTACCACCACCTTCAACATCACTTGCTAGTGGAGGTATAGGATGACCTGCGTAATCGTGTTGTAATGGATGTTTTATTCTCAAGGCATTTGTGTTTGCGTGTGTTGTCAGCCATATAGATATATTGTGCTTTTTACAAAATAATCTCATTTGACTTGTTGCTTCATAATCGTACTCGTGGCTATTAATACCTTGCATAAGCTCACGATCTTTAAACAGGCTATTATAAGGATCAATCAAAAACCCATCGTAGTTCCAAGCATCTTTTACTGCTTCTGCAAACTTTATTAAATTTTTAAAAGTGTAAGTTTCTTGTGCATCAATAAATTTAAAATGATCAAAAACAAATTTTGCGTGTTTGTCAAACTGATCTGTTGGTATTTTGTTTATTGGTTGTACTGCAAGAAACTCAATAAGTTTTTTTATGATTGTGTGGCTATCGTTCTCACTAGAAAATACAAGCCATTTTATTTTGTGCTTTAATGAATAAAGCAACATTAAAAAAAGTGTTATAGTGGTTTTGCCTGTGTTTGCGTGTCCAAGTATAATATTGAAGTTGCCCTTTTTAAATCTAAAGTATTCATCTATTTCAGATAAATCTAATTTATAACCCTCTGTAACTTTGCCTTGTCTGATTTTTATTAGCTTGTCAATTTCATCATCATAGTTAATTAACATTTAGCTAATATAAAAATTAAAATGGTAGTGAATCTCTGTCTGGGCTGTGATCTTTGGAAGTAACTTCTTCTATTGGTAAATCTTTTTCCTTAAAATACAATTTACCTTTTTTGCTTTTTAGCATTTCAAATTCGTAAAAGCCTTTTTCATTAGCATTTTCTTTAAAAAATTTAAACTGTTCTTCAAATTGTTTTACGTTAATTGCAATCCTATGACACCAGTCTCTGTGTTGTTTAGCATATATGCCACTTATAAACTTTATTTCTTTTTTATTTTCTTTATCCATTGTATACATAATTTTTAAGGTATTCTGCTAAGTCTGTTAATTTTTTTCTATTTGTTTCTACTTCCCAATTATAGTTACGATCCTTTAATAATTCAGTTGCACGATCTAAACAACTTTGCCTAATAATATATTTTTGTATATCATCTTTTGGGTTTGAATATGTGTTGATGTTTTTTGGCATTAACTTAGCTTTGTTTTTTGCTTGATCTAAATTATATGTTACCTCATCCCCCACATTATAGTCAAGATCTTTTGTTGTAAAAACATTTGGGTTATGACCATTTGCAAACTCAACAACGTATTTATGCATCAATGCACCATCTTTTGTGTTAAAGCTTTCCTTTTTAAAAATTGATTTTATTGTACTTGTATATTCCATTTTTGTAATATATTAATTTAAAATTGTTCCATCATTTAAAATTATTGTACCAACTGGTAGTTTTTTAAACATTTCTTCTTTTATATCATTCGCTGAGTATACATTCGAAGGCATACCAAATTTATTAATTATTTTACCTACAGATTGCACTTTGTGTTTTTTTAATGCACTACTAATTTTCCAAGGTGTTATATTATAAATTTCGCTTAAATCTTTTTGTGTGTAGTATTTTTTATGTATGCTATTATATTCCATTTATTTATTGTTTTATTATTTTTAAGTTTACTTTCTTTTTTTGTATAGCCAATTTCAAAAAAATAATTATCATTCAGAAATTTCAGGTAATTTTTTTTTGATTTCATAGCCAAGCTTTGCTAGTATTACTCTGTTTTCTTTTAGAAATTCAATTACTTTTTCTTCTTGTATTTTTATTCTACAATCGTTTGTAACTTTATTTTCTATTGGAAAATGATTATTTTTTTTCATTGTTTATTTTTTTGAGTTAAAATAAGTTTCACTATTTTGATCAAATAGTATTTCATTTTTTGCATCTAACAACCTATTTTTGATCTTTTCATCATTTAGTTGCATTCTTAATTCTTTGTTTTCTTCCATCAGTTTTGCCCTGTCTTTTTTTAACTGATCAATTTGTGCTAATAAAAAGTCCATTTAATTGTGTTTTAGAAAATTAATTATCCGATCTCTAACTAATTTTGTTGTTGTTACTCCTTTTTGTTGTGCTTTGAGATCTAGCATTATTCTATCTTCTTTTGTAATTCTAACATTTATACTGCTTTTTTTTGGTATTTTTTTCATAATTATAATATAAAAGGTATTGATGTGTTCCAAGTATCTGCATTAATTTTTATACTTGCTAAATATTTTCTAAAATGCCATTCTCTTTCACGATAATTAGCATCAGTACACCATTTAATCCAAGCTTTTGTTCTGTCAGACTTTCCATACTTTTTTTCAAATTCTTTCACTTGAATTAATTTTTTTTCAATAATATCTTTTGAATAATCTATAAATTTATCGTTATTCATCTTTTAAAAATTTATCAGTTAGCTCTATTTCTTTTTGTAGTTCTTCCATAACTCTTGTGTGATCCACAAGCATTTGACAATAGTCGGAAAATGTTTTTTGTAATTTTTTCATATTTATTTATTTATATCAAAAATAATAAAAAAAAATAAAACTTCCAAAAAAAAAGGGGCTAACAAAAGCTAACCCCTCAAATAAATAAACATAAAAATCTCTCAAGAAGTTAGAGAGATGCGTTTAATTTTCTGTAATATTCGATCATTTCCAAGAGCTCAAAATTAATAAATTTTTTTGTTTTTTTAGCTAATAAAAATAATTTTTCTGCCTTTTGATCTCCAAATTTTTTATTTAGTTGTAAACCAAATTTGTACTGTTCTCCACCTTTAAACATATTGCAACCAACACATTGTACTTGACAGTTATCTTCGTTCCATCTTGTACTGTAATATTTTCTTGATTGAAAATGACCACACTGCATTTTTTTCCAATGATCCCTTTTACCACAAGTAAAGCACTCTGCTATGTTATTTTTTGCATATCTTCTTCTTATATACTCTGAAAACTCTTTGTCGAGTGTTTTAATAATGTTTTTACGGCTTTTCTTTCTCAAGTGGTATAAATATACCAAAAAATTTTTTTTATGTGATTTTTATTTATATTTTATAATTATACAAGTATTATATTATACTTATATTATATTATACTTATAACTATCTACCTTGACCTTTATATCTTTTTAAATAGTTTTTACTAGACTTGACTTTACTGCTTTTTGTTTTTGCGTGGATCCCTTTTCTTTTTTTTGATTTTGTTTTATAAATATGTGCTTTGATCCGAGCCATTACTTTTTAAACATACTTGTTGCTTTTTCTGTAGTCCTACCACCAAAGTAAGCGAGAACAACTGCCATCATAACTTTTTCAAATGTATCATTCCAAAGTTCTCCGATATGAAAAGGTACATCATCAATACTATCTAATAGACCTGCAAAAGAAAAAACAACAATACACCACACAAGTACAAGTGGTCTTACATTTTTGCTCAACCAACTATCACTATTAGCATCTGCTTGCCATCTACTTGTGATAGACTCTATCTCTTTGTTTTGTTGTTCGTATATTAATTGTTGTAGTTTTATTTTATCATCAGTAGATATTTTTGCTTTTGTAATTTCTGCAATAGCTTCTTTTGGATTTGTTACACCATTTAAAACATTGCCTAGCGTTGGATTAATAACTGTTGCTGCACCGAATAATAATTTACCTACTGTGGTTTCTTTGAAGGGTTTTTTAGACATTTGTAATATTTATGTATTTAACTTTACCTTGATCTCTTACTGCTTTTAGTATACGTTTTCTGTTTTTTTCTAAATCAACATAACTAATATGTAGCCAGTCTGGATTATCTTCGTTGCCAAACTCCCAAATAAGTTGATCAAACTCTAAATTGTTTTTTATATATTCAAACATTTCTGCGTTTGTTTTGTGTCCATATATGTCATCTATGTCAATAGCTTGACCTTTAGTATGTTGAGAAGTTCTGCCATTTGATCCCAAAGCATCACATAATTCAGGGCTTCGATACATTGATGTAATCTTTATTGGACCACCTACCCATTCCCTTAATGGCTCAAAGACATTTGCTGCAAGTGTTTTCATATTGTTATATGCAGTACCATTTGGTGTATTGTCTATGCCTAATCTCAAGGCAGTTATGCTTTTTGTTGCTTCTTTATCTGATATATGTTTTGAAATCATAATCTAAAATTTAGACCTACTGAACTATTGAGTATCTCACTATCCCAGAACTTTATGTATTCTCCTTCAATAAATAGTCCAAGTGTTTTACTAATCTTCCAACCTAATATTATACCTGCTTGATAATCTTCCCACTGTTCTTCTTGTGCATCTTTTATTAATCCACCTTTACCAAAGTTGTTTCTGTGTAAGTAAGAATAATCCTCATCGCCTTTTATATAATGGTGATATGGTAGTATGTAGTTTCCATATGCGTGTAACCAGAACTTTGATCTGTAGTGATAAAAATCAAAGCCCACTATTGGTGCAACCTCTGCAAAAGGATCAAGCAAGTCCCACTGTTCACGATTAAATCTATTCATCAATCCACCGAACACCCTATCTCTAAAATCTCTATCTCCATAAGCCACTATTTCTCCATTCTCGTTTCTCCATATCCAATCATAAAAGCTCTCTCCTGTTTGTAAGTTTGTATATTGTGTAAGCTCATCTTCATATCCATAATAATATCCTAGACTGTACCATCTATTTTTTGGTACTTCTTGGTTGTTTACTACTTCTGTTTCGTTTAGCCATATTTCTATAGGGTTGTATCCATATGCTTTTTGGTGTGATCTTGCTATTGCACCTGCACTAATACCAAACTTTTGACCTATTGGTAATCTTGCTCTAATCTCTGCACTTTGATACTGAAAGTTTACATTACCTTGTTTTCTTGATTCTAGTTTGACTATGTGATATTTTCCTGTATGTCTGATGAAATATCTTGTGTTGTCGAACTCCTCTGATCTTTCTCTTTCTCTTTCGTAGTGAAATAAATATTCTAGTCCTTTGACTGCTGCTATCGGTGCAGATAAACCAATTAAGTTTTCTGATCCATCAATATAGTTAGGTTTCAGCTCGTAGTTAAATCTTGCAATCTTTCTGATACCAATACCTATACGATAATCGAAAGGATGATAAATTGTTTGATCTATAACATCTGGTATTGCGTATAAATCATCAGGGTTTGTTCTAATAAAATAATCTGGGTATTGAGTTTCGTATGCTTCTCGCATATCTCCTGCTACATATACTGTTGCATATTTAAATATACCCTCGTATGCTTTTTTAAAAAATTGTGCATTTACGTTGAGTGTAAATAATAATGTTAATAATAAATATTTTTTCATAACTAAAATCTATCTTCTAAAAGTTTATCAATCTGTTTTTGAAATTCTACTTCGTAATCTTCTGGTAGTCTTAATGTGATACCTGCTTCTACCCTATATATCTCTTTGCCATTATTGTATAAAATAATAGTAGGTAAAAACTCTATACCTTCATCTGCAAAGTATTCTTCGTGTTTACTGTTTTCAAAGTCAAATATATGCGTGTTATGTTCTTTATATTCTTTTAAGCTGACATCCTCTACGAATGATGCTTTGAACAGAACAACACTAATATTATCTTTATAATATTGACTACTGACAGTTGAAACAAATAG